CAACGCCGGTCAACGGATCGCGAACTGATAATGACCGTTCCGGGTTAGGAATGTATTTCATGCTGGAAATTCCACGTCTGCCTGTACTTCAATGCGACCATCCGGCCCCGGATACTGCAAGTTCGGGTCTGCTGCTGGTTCAATAACATCCACGTTAAAGCCAACTTCGTTCAGCGTTTCCGTAAGTCTCGGCGGATATTGCTCTTGCCATTCCACGCTCATGCGTATACGGGCTGCGCATACGTCAATATCGCCTTCGTCCGTATACTCGTAATCCGTTACCATTGTTGGCGCTCGGCTGTAGTCCATACCCCATTCCGGGTCGCACAATACAGCGTCGAGAACGTCCTTAATCAATTCGTCCGTCGTTACCGGGTCCGTTGACTCGATAATAATGTCAAGCTCGCCGACGACGTTGTACCAAAAATCGTGTCCCTTCCATTCCCGTACCACTCTCGCGTTCTGAACGCTGATCTGTGGCCGCTCTAGCACCTTGCTAGGGTCGATCTTGGTATCCTTAATCTCAGCATCAGCTATCTGACTGCGCATCGCTGCAAGCGTCAGAAGCCGTATATCTGGCGTCCTCATGCCCGTTTCAGCCTTATAACCGTCTGGCCCATATTGTCAGGGAGCATGTCGCGAACCGAATAACTGACATTGTTGATTGTCAGTATCTCGCCTTGCTCAAGCGTCTCAGCTAGTGGGCTGTCAACCGTCAATATCGGAACGGGACCGCTAAAGCTGGAACGTGTCTCACCCGGCATCGTCCCGATAAGGTCATCCAAGACCGCTTTAGCGTCGAATATCGCGGTAAACTCTGGCTTTCCCTGCCGCTGTACTACTACGTCATGAAAAGCATCTTGTACGGCGTTATTAAGGGCTTCTAGGGCAGTTGCCCACGACATCTAAAGACCCCTAAAAATCAAATCCATTTGCCGATGGATCTGTTCGTCAAGCATCCCAACAGCCCGTTGCGCTACGCTGCGAGCAACCATTTCTGACTGCCGCTCAATATCGACCTTAACAAGCTCAAGCCTTTCCTTGCGCCTTCCGATATTCGGCTTGTAGTGCGCGTCCTTGACTCTTGGATTCCAATCTCCTTTTTTGCGTCGGAACACAAACGGGCCACCACCACCTATCCCCTTGCCGATAAACGCGCCCGGAAGCTTATGCTTGCCAACTCTGACGCCATAACTAAACTTCTTTGGCGTGCCGATGTGGTGCGCTTTAACCGATTTTGATCCTAGCCAAGATCGTCCAGACGGAAGGCTTGTTCCACGTATCCAGCCAACCCGGATATAAGACTCTCTGCCAGTCCCAAACCTAACCCGGCCAGGATTGTTTGTCCGAGTAAACACGCGGCGCGGTATGTTTGTAGCCTCGGCTACTTCAATACCCTCGCGGCGAGAAGCCCATTTCGCGGTATCATGAACCGCACGCCACGTATATTTCCTCGCCCTATCAGGCGATTGCGAAAAAGCCATGCGAAGCTCTTTCAAGCCTCGCACGTCAGTTTCTATACGTGTCTGCATTTCTGCGTACTATTAGCTCAAGCCAAGCGTCAAGATTGCAGTTGGGCGCGTGCAAACCATAACCGGGTTCGTCTGCATTTCCATATACATGCCGCGATTACCTTCAATCGGGTAAGCCTGCATGAAGTACGGAGAACCCTTCTGACCTGCGCCGATGGTATCCATAGTGTCAGCCGGAGCAAAAGCCTGGATAAACAAATTCGGCACGCCCAACGGGATAACCTTGGCCTTGCCGCTTGCGATATCCACGCTGGAACCGCCGCGATAACGCTCAAACATAATGTTCGCCCAATACACGCGATCAGTCGTATTAGAATCGCGCCACATATTCGCAGCCTGTTGATTCATATACGTTTCTTTGATCGTCTTGGAAGCAAGCAAGCCTTCCCAAAACGTGTCTTGGCACAGCACATGGATACCGCTATACGGCAACCCGGCAAGTGCGGTTTCCAGAGGCTTTACGATCTTGGTAAAGACGTGTACACGAACGTCGATATCGTCGGTCTTGCTGAAAGCAATACTCGCGCTCGCCGGGGCAGTGCCAAGCGAGTTCGTCGGCGTGTTGATACAAGCGATACGCAGACCTTCCAGTGTTGCGTCAATGTCGTCACGCAGAATCTTTACTTTCTCGTCGCGCTTGCGAACGATACGATCCCGGTCAAAACCGCCCGGTGCGCGAGCGTTCAGCACTTCGTCAGCGTACACCGTCGCGTCTTTGCGATAGTGTTTCGTGTTAAAGGTATGGATCTTGTTGCGAACCAGCGTTGCCATATCCTTCGGCACGCCACGCGGGCTTTCCGTCAGCAGGCTAACGTTCTGTGCGGGAAGTTCCTCAAAGTCGAACTTCGTGCCGTCAAGGCTTTCGGTTTGGAAAAACTGTGCGGCCTGACCCGGAATGTACGCGGCATTACGGACAGACAACAGCAATTGTTCAGCGGTAAAATAATCGGTGAAAAAGTCCATTGTGCTGCCCTTAGTAAGCTTTAATCATTTTCGACAGCAGCGCGGTATACGCTGCAGTTTTTGCCGTTGCGTCAACATCCGTGTGCCACTGCAAAGCGTCCTTATCGACCGTCGCCAGCCGAGCTACTACCGTTGCCTGAACGTCGGCGCTCGTCGCGTCAACTTCGTGCAACAGAATTGCTACTGCGGTTTGTGCGCCATTCGACAAGCCATCGTCGTAAGGCGTAAATTTGCCGCCAGTCGTGATCTTGCCGAGAACCGTACCGGCCTTGACTACGCCAGCACCGGAAACAATCGTTTCCTCATCAAAAGACAGGACGGGTTCGTGGTATCCCAGGAACTCGCCAGCGTGATAACCTTCGGTATACGTTGCCATTATTTAGTGCCTCCGACTTGTGCGAGCAACTGAGCCTGCAATTCTGCAATAGTGGGTTTTTCATCCTTCGGTTGCTCATCCTCAGCATCGTCAAATGCCAGCGGATTATGCACCTCAGCCTTCATGCGCTCAGCGCGAGTCGCATACATGCTTTTTTCAGCAGCCAATACCATCACAGCCGCTTCAGGACCGGACGTGATCCCGTCAAACTTAAGTTCAGCAATAAGATCCTCATGCCCCGGCAAAAGCTGTGCTTCAACCGCCTTGATACGGTTGCGCTCGGCTTCAGCACCTTTAGCAAAGGAAGCGTCGTGAGACTCGGCCTTGCCAGCGTCAAAACCCTTGGCATAAGCCTCAGCGCGAATCGCTTCGACCAAATCTGGATACTCAGTGGCGAGAACCTCGCCGGTCATTTCGGCGTTAATTTTCGCCATCTTTTTACCCCTTTGTTTGGGAGTGGTACACATGGAAAGTAAATCTTCTAAAGTCCCTACCGAATCAGCTAACCCTGCCTTTACGGCATCCTGCCCAACAAACACGCCACCCTTACCGAATCCTTCCATAACGGCCTCCACGCTAACGCCGCGATAAGCGGCAACGTCCGAGATAAATACCTCAGTCATTTTGTCAACAATGGATTGGTAAGCCTGTTTCCCTTCGTCAGTGCTAGGCGACACGTTCTTGAACGGAGACTGCGCAGAGATAAAGGTTTCGGTATCGTCCTCTTCGTTCCGGCTGATCTGCATAATGGTCCCGATGGAACCAAGCAACGACGTAGAGGAACAGGTAATGCTGTCGCACGCTGACGCGAGCCAATAACCTGCGGAGCAAGCCTGATTCGCGACAAATGCGTGAACCGGCTTGTTCGCGTTATGAATCATCTGCGAGAGTTCTGAAATACCAGACGTTTGCCCGCCCGGTGTATCAAATATCGCTATAATGGAATGAATCGAGTCGTCTTCCAGCGCAGTATTAAAATCCAGCGCAGCAATATCGACCGATGTAGCGCCCGAAACTTCGGTAAAAAGATTGGCGTAGCGAAAGATCGGTCCGGTAAAGGGGATCATTGCTACGCCATCACGGACAGTAACCGTCCGCGCATTACGTAACGGACGGCCCAATTTAGCGGCTACCGCTTCCGGTGATTCGTTCTCACCTTTCGCAATAGCAAGAATCGTCTTTAATACCTCAGGCTCGATTGCCCAAAGCTCAGACGTAATTAGAGAGAGTACACGGCGATGCTGCATGTACGCGATTGTGCGTACTGCAGGTGTAACATATCAACGCGCAGTAGTGACTGGCGCGTTAGGGTCTACAATCAGGTTATCAGCCAGCCTCGCAGCCTGTTCCTTAGCACGTTGCTTGTGCTTCACTTCCCACGGGATACCATCGTGCGCGATTGATTCTTGGTCGAGAGTGGTAATCCCTGTTTCAACGCGGACCTTCGCGGCATTCGCAGCGTCCAGCGGATTGATTGCGCCTGGACCGTCGCCGATCCAACTGCACTCCGTATACGCCATACGCGTAAGATCGTC